GGGATGGAATACGAGGCCTATAACGGCAGCCTGACGCAGCTGTAACCAAGCGACGCCGAGGGGCGGCGGCGAAACCGCCCCAGAAGGAGTACAAGATGAAGAACTTCAAGATCAATCAGGTCAACTCTGAAATCAAGAACGGATGGACGGTTCGGGCCGATACGAAGCGGTTCGGTGAGAACCAGATTATGTTCGAGGGCAGCTACGAGGAATGCTGGGAGTACATCGAGCGCATGGCCTACACTGGCCGCGACCACGTAACCGTGATCGTCTCGGGCAAGCGCAACGGCATCGAGGCCCAGCGGCTCACCGTTCGCAAGTACAACGACGGGTTTACCCACTACCCCCAGTTCGAGTTCCCCAACTTCATTCTCCCCACCGACATCGAAAAGCTGAATCAGTTCATCGCCTGATCAACCACCCGCCCCGGAGGTGACGAGGGCAGAAAGGAGTCCCACCATGACTGAAACGAAAGCCAGGATCATCGAAGAGAACGGCGTTTACACCTATCTGGACAGGGATGGCAACGAGCTCCACGATGGTGACACCATCATGTGGGCCGATGGCCGGACGGAGAAGCTGTACGCCACGGTGCAGGGCCTCCTCGGGACCGATGCTACCAACCCCAGCTGGCTGGCGTCGGGCCGTGCGATGGAGTGCGAATACGGAATCTACCCGTTGACCTGGTCTGATGTGCAGGAGATCGTGAAGATCGATCCGCAGGACGCCGAACGCATAGCCAAAGCGAGGAAGGCAGAGCACGAAGCTGAAATGCGGAGAGTTCGGCGTGAGGCCGAAATGAAGAAGCTGGCCGAGTACGGCAAGAGCATGATCAGGGAGTTCGGGAGCCGCAAGGATATCATCGTCACCTATGACCGCCCAGGCAGCGAGACGATCAGCCGATATACCGAGTACCAGCGGAAGCACCACCAGATCGTGACCGGCAGCGAATACTTCCTGTTCTGGGAGGAAGAGACCATGCACCTGCTCTACGTCAAGGACGTCACCGCTGACAGCGCGCTCACCGCCGCTGCGGAGATGATGTGGCTGGCCGCGAAGAAGTTTTGATCGACGCCCTCCCGGCCGGGCGAAAGACCGGGAGAAAGGAATCATCATGGCAAAGCTGATTATTGAAGCCAATCGCGAGGGTTACGCCACCGACCAGATCCGCAGGACGATGACCGTGGGCGATCTGATCTCCATGCTGGAACAGTACGACGAGGACACGCCGGTGTTCCTGGGGCACGACCCCCAGAGCTATGGCTGGTACACCTACGGCGGCATTACCGAGGGCTGCTTCAACGAGGTGGAGGACGAGGAAGAAGAGGAGGATGAATACGATGAGTAATGTTTGCTTCGATATGCTGGAGAAGGGCTCCTGGTACACGATCACCGGCTGCGGCGGCGACCTGCAGGAGTGGAAGGATGGCTACCAGGACCTGCTAAACCAGGAGGGCATCGGCACCATCCAGCAGTGGGTGGAGTTCACCGGCGCTGATATGAACCGCTACTACAAGCTGACCGACACCAACGCCTATCCCAGGGACATCCACTTCCTGGCCTTCCCCCTGGACGGCCTCGACGTTGGGAGGTTGTCCATGTTCAAGCTGCGGATGGAGGATCGCTGGTTCGACGACATCGTGGCCAACAACGCCGTCAGGGAACGGATGGCCGCCGGAATGGAGGGCTGATATGACGAGGGATGAATACTACGCCGCCTTGAAGAAGCGGTGGGAGGAAACGGACAAGGAGGACCGCGACGCGATCCATGCCTACAACGAATGGAAGCGGGAGCTCCGGCACCTGCTCGACGAGGAGGAATGAACAGTGACCATCAAAATCATTGGCCAGGACTTCGACGGGTTCAGCTTGGAGGTGGATGGCACGACGCTCATGGAGTGCTTGTCCGAACAGGAAGTCAAAGACCTGACGATCGGCGAGATCATGCAGCTCACGGAAGAATGCTTTTGAGGAGGAACGAACATGAAGCACTGGAAGATCAGCTACTCGGTGAAGCGTATGGGCGAGATCAAAGAGAAGGACCTGATCCTGGAGGCGGCCAACATCGACGACGCGCTGGCCAAAGCGCACAAGGCCGTGGCCACCATGGAGCTGCCGGACAGCAAGGCCGGCGACATGTTCTCGATCTGGGACGTTGGCATCATGGAGGACGAGGTGTTCTGACAGGAGGTACGCCATGCACATCAGAATCAAGCTGCTGCTGATGCGGGAGATCGAGCGCAGGAACCAAGAGCGCATCGAGGCCTATGAGAATCAGCGGAAAGGCACCTTCCAGCCGAGGAAGCGGAAGGCCAAGAGGAATAGGGGCAAGCCCCGGAAGAAGCCCTAAAGGCCGTTGCAACGGCCCAAAACGACAAATAAGCCCCCGACCATCCGAGAGGATGGCTGGGGGCCACAAAAGGAGGTTGACAATTCAAGGGAAGCATGCTATAGTACAAGTGTGAGACGACCGATTCTCCCCTTGCACCGATTCAATTCGGGAGGAGATGGGGCAACGTCTCATTCTTTATTGCGTGAAATACCGATAAGTTTTTCACCTTGCAAAAGGATGACATCAATCTTTCCCTTACTGGAACGCTGGATTCGATGGTCAATTACCTCTTGAGCTTTTTCGACCGAGACACCAGACGCAGGGCATCGAATGATAATTCCACCTTGATTCCCAATCTGCTTTAATGCCTTGCGTACAGCATAGTCGGCAGCGCTGACGCTTGATACTTCCTTGACTTCCCAGTTCTGATCTCTCCAAAACATATCAGGGCGTTTCTCGCCACTGATATGAGATTCAGGAATCAATTCCACATCGCCGCCGAAGGTGTCTCGCAGCCAGTTGGCAGTCTTGATCTCGGATTGATGCCCCTTCACCTTGTAACCGGCGCGCATCGTCACAGCGCCTTTGCCGGGCTTCGCTGATTTCTGGTACTCGGAAGTTACGTCTTTGCGTTTATGCCCGGTCGTGGCACTGGAAGAACTGCCGCCATTGTATTTGAACTTGCCACCCTCTCCACGTGGATGCTCGCTTTCGCTCCAATCCAGCGATCGGTGAATAATAAGGCAGCACTTGGCTATCCTGTCTCCCTGGCATGCGTACTTCAATAGCTCCCAGCGACTCATGAACAGATAGCGCATGTTCTGATTCATATCGGAAATCTCTCCTTGCAAACAAAAACAAGGCTATGGCACTGTGGCCATAGCCCATACAGTCATGTTCTGATTTGGTAGCTATTGCTTCTTGGACATTCGTCTTGTCCAGCTTACACCAGTCATTCCGCTGCGCAGGGCAGCGGGGGAGGGTATCAAATTGTCGAGTAACGCCGACTACTTATCGAGTTCGGGCAACCCGGCCACGCTGGTGAGCAGGCTCAGGATGCCGGCCAGCAGTGATGCACTGCCCACCATGAGCCAATTAACCTCGGCCATCACAGCGCTGGTGCCGATGGTGGCCACGGCGGTCTGCGCGACGGTCTTGATTGCGCGGACGCCCGCCGCCTTGATCCAGTCCTTGAAATTGTAGTTCATCTTGTAATCCTCCATTTCATCATTTTACAGGAAACTGTTGTCCCGCAGGCAATTCTGGTATATATCGTTGATGTAGGCGTAGTCGGCGGCGAACACGCCGTTTTCGTCGCCGGTACGCTTGAGGATGGCGTCGTACTTGGACTTGAGCGAGATAATGTGGTCAAACTCCTCCTTGGTGTGGTCTATGTGGCGGCGACATTCGTTGGCGAAGGACAGGACCTCGTTGCGGATCCTGTCCTTTTCGTTCTCGTCCATGTCCTTCTGCAGCTTGTTCACCGAAGCGCTGAGGGCGTCCACCTTCTTGGTCAGGTCGTTCGTGATCAGCTTGCCGATCCACTTGAACAGCGATGTCCAGGGGGACCACTTGATCGGCGTGATCTGCACCACGAGGGACAGGCCCAGGCCTATGCTGATCCAGTGGTCGGCCAGCCATCTGAGGAAATGTTCCATCACGCCTCACCTCCCAGGAACCACGCCAGGCTCTTGCCGGTGCCGGTGATCAGGTTCTTGTCCACGTCCGTCCGGATGCCGTCGATCCTGCCGTGCTCGGTGTACTGCCACATATCGCAGGGCCAGTCGGGTTTGTAGCCGGAGGGCTGTCCGACATCATTCTTCGCATATCGCGGGATCCACACGAAGTCGAACAGGCCGCGCAGCTCGTCGAACCTGTACTCCTTGTAGTGGTGATGGGCCACGTAGGCACCCACTCGCTTAATGCCCAGGTCCCGCAGCGTCTTGACGAAGGCCCTGACACCGGCCTGCGTGATGCAGGTCTCCTCCATGTCGATGGCATAGAACAGGGGCTTGAAGCCGCTGGCATACTTGACGATCTTGATCGCTTCATCCTCGCCCTTGGCGGTGTCCCGGGCGTAACTGTAGCAGAACACGCCGAAGGGGATGCTCCGCGCTTGCATGGCCGTGGCGTATTCGACGAACCGGGTGTCGATGTCCGACCCGATGGAAGCCCGGGGGATCACCAGGCTTACATGGGGCTTGAGGGCGTCGAAGTCGATGGCACCCTTGTGATAGCTGATGTCGATGATCTCCCCGGTCACAGGCTCCACAGCATCACCAGCGCGATCAGTATCCCGAGGATCAGCGTCACCATTGGCATTCTGCTCACCTCCGTTGTTGGTCTCCGGCCAGAAGCACCAGAACTGCTTGCGTTCCCGCATGAACTGGGCAATCGCCTGCTTCGTCCGCTTCGAGCTGGCCGGGTCGTTGGCGTAGATGTAGGTCGAATCGTATTTCCAGACGCAGATGTAATGTCCTCCGGAAGTCCAATAGCCGGGGCCCATGGAGCAGACGACGTAGCCGCCCGCGTCCAGACAGGCCAGGAGGCCATCCAGGGTCGCAGTCTTGATGGCCTTGGAGAAGTGGAAATGCTCCATGATGTGGGGAATGAAGAACTCCCAGGCGGTGCCGTTGCTGTAGGTGCGATCGCCCAGGGCCATCGCCAACTTGGCAAGCGTCCAGGGAGTCTGGGACTTGTCCTTAACCGTGGCAATGATGTCGGCCATGGCCGTTGGGCCGCAGCCGGAGTTTGCCATGGTCTGGCCCCGGTCGCCGTGGTTGCTGTACATGTTTGCGCCCCAGCGCTTGTCGGCCTGTTTGAAATCCTCCGGCTGGAACCAGATTTTGCAGGCATCGCAGGGCGCCTCGGCCACATCGCCGCCGCTCTCCAGCAGCTTTGCCCAGGTCTTCGGCCCGACGATGCCGTCCGCGCTCAGGCCGCTGTAGGACTGATAGGCCACCACCGCCGCCTTGGTCCTGGGACCGTAGATGCCGTCGCAGGCGATATTGCCGTCAAGCAGCAGCTGGATCGCCAGCGTGGCCGCGCTGATGCGGTTTCGGAAGGTGGAACAGGTTGGCGCGGCTTTGGCGATGGCCCGCCAGGTACCCGGCCCGATGACCCCATCCGGCGTCAGTCCGTGGATGCCCTGCCAGGCAACGACAGCGGCCACGAAGTCGGCGTCGAAGGCCTCGTGGTCAGCAATAAAGGCCGCCGGATCGGCGACCTTTGAATTGACCTGGATATTGCCCGTCAGCAGCCGGGCCACCACAACCGTGCGGCCCGCGTCCTGATGTTTAATCGTCTCCATCATCGTCAGGCACCTCCACTTTCACAGCCCTGCCATTTTTCAGCTCGTACACCTCGTCCAGCTGCGGCTCCTCGGGCGTCCCCTCGATCTCAAATCCATCTGAATCCCGGTTGATGCGCTTGTCCTCGTTCATGTGTATCCTCCTCTCTAATCCCAACAAAAAACCACCCCTGTGGGCGGTTGTCGGCAAACGTGCGCCGTCAAATTGCCGTGCCCGTGAACCGGTACACCGTCCCCGGCGTGCCGGCTGAGCTGGTCAGCCCTGTGACCCGGAAGCCGTACATATACGCCGGATTCGCGCCGGACTGGACCATGAAGTCAAAGACGTTTTCGCTCATTCTCGTAACGACGCCATTGATGTAGCTCGCCAATTTGCCACCGGTCAGCTTCGATGCGGGGGCGGAACCGGCATATATGGTGCCTGTCGAATAGTTGGGCAGATTGCTCAGCGTCTGAAAAATTCCAGACCATGTATTCACGTCGCTTGCGATATTAATCGCATACGCCGCCTCGATGTTTGCCGGAGTAATGCCCGCGTCCTGCCGAAATTTAGCCGGATTAGTGATGTGATAGCTCAGGGAGTTATCGCCATTGCGCTTGACGCCCAATTGGATATTGCTCGAACCGTCTAAAGTTCGCGCAATCAGATATGTCCTGTCGGTGCTGTTGGTGTCGTGAACATAAGATACCCCACCGACCAGGTGCGAACTGCTGTCTGAAAAGTTGATACCTCCGGTCATCGTCCCGCCAGACAGGGGCAGCGCACCGATGTTCGCCGGGGTGATGCCAAGGTTCGTCCTCGCGTCAGCGGCATTGTTCGCCCCTGTGCCGCCTCCAGCCACTGTGACCAGACCACTGGTGTTGGTATCTACGATTTTCTGCCATTGATACCACTTGTCATTGATGTAATATCTCGTAAAGATACAGTCTGGGCCATTAGCGGTAAATCTCGCCGCGATTTGATAGACTCCAAACGCCGCGATAGAATAATATCTGTCGTCTGACGTGGGCAGCCCCGTGCAATCCGACCCTTTGGCAAAGAAGGTGCCTATCAACGCGGTGTTGTTGACCGTTCCGGGGTTCCTTATGCTGCCAAATTCGAGGCCGTCCAGCTTGGTCTTGTCCGTAGCGCTCATAAGACCAGCTGCGCTCTGGCTGGCCCCAGGCACTGATTTCTTGGTCGGTATGATCACACCCTGGGCGTTTTGGCTGATCGTATCGATGAACGCCACCGCCGTGCCCGACGCAGCGGGGCTCGACACCGCTGCCTGGGTCGCCTTTGCCCCAATATTCGCCGGGGTGATATTAACATTACCGGTGCGGTAGTTGCTCTCCGCGTTGCCCTTGACGCCGGTGATGCTATTAACCTGCGCGCCTACAGCGATCCCGTCTAACTTTTTCTTATCGTCCGCACTCATCAATCCCGCTGCGCTTTGGCTGGCTCCGGTCACGTTCTTCTTCGTTGGCGAAATAACCCCCTGACTGTCTTGACTGATACTGTCGATGAACGCCACCGCCGTGCCCGACGCCGCGGGGCTCGACACCGCTGCCTGGGTCGCCTTCGCCCCAATATTCGCCGGCGTGATGCCCGCCAGCGCCTCGGCCAGCTGTCCCTGGGAGACCAGCGCCGTCGTATCTACGGTGACGCTGTAGGAGCCGGTGTTGTCCATCTCTATGCTGGAGGCAAACTGTATGGCGAAATCCGGCATGTCCGCGTAGGCAGGCACATGGATGCCCTCGCCGCTGTCGGCCTGATAGATGGCGATCAGGGTCTGTGGGCCGCTGTTCAGGCGCGCCCATATGCCGATCTGCATGGCGGTATAGGCTTCGGTGGTCGCCTGCAGTTGGACCTGGTACGTCACACCGTTGGTGATCTCCGAATGACCGATGATGCTGAGCGTATGCGTACTGCCCGACATAGCCGTGCAGGCCATGAGCTGGGCCACCGGAACAGTGCCCGTTCCCGCTGTCGCCCCGGTGATCGTGAGCGTGCCGCCACCGGCCCATTGTGCCAGCAGCTGAGCACCGACGTTTGTCACTACGCTGTTCCACATATATCATCCCTCCATATCTCTGTTGCGTGCGATCGCGTGCAGGCGCCCGGACAGGCTCAGGGTCGCCGCGTTCGTCCATGCCTTCGCCCTGCCGGCATACTCCCGCCGGGTGGCTGTGATGTTCATGCCGACGCCCATGGGCCTTGGCATGTAGTAGCCCCGCTGGATCATGCGCACCAGGTCATAGGGGATATCGCCGACGAGGGATACCTCCACCGTCATATCCTGGTTGTCGATCCACGACACTTCGATCATGCTGCCCAGGGCCGCGTCCCAGATGTCCTGAAACGCGCCGCCGGTTCCATCCCACTGGTTCTGGACGATCTTGGTCAGCAGCACGCGCCGGAAGGATTCGTCATCCAACATCTCGGCGATGTCCGGCATATCCATGATCAGATGGCGTCGGTCAATGCCCACGCGCTCGCCCAGTATGTCCTGCTGGCGGCCGACCGCCTTTTCCACGTAGAAGTATTCCGGCATGCCCTTCACCAGCTCGCTGGCGGCATCGACCTTTTCAAGCAGGGCGGTCGCCACTGCCATGAACCTGGGCGCGCTTTGATGCTGGGCCTCCATGCCGTCCAGATAGCGTTGAATATCGGCCACGATCATCCCTCCTCACGATACGTTGACGGTGATGTTGGAGACGCTGCCGCTGGCGACCTCGTCGAAGCCTATGGAGACATCCGACTGCTGCTGCGTCTCTCCGTGCCGTGCCGCGAGCACGGAGGAGATGGAGAACGTAGGCGTCCGGTAGTCGGTGTTGACCTGCTGGGCAACCATCCAGATGACGGAGGTGGTCAGGTCCGTGCCGATGGAGAAATCCGACAGGTAGTCCGCTATGGCTGCCGCGATCTCAGACGCGGTGGACGCGGCATAGCCGTTCTTGCGCTTGATGTTGACCGTGATGTCCACGTCCACATAGGTCACATGGGAGAAGCGGATCGTGCTGCTCTGGCCGCTTGCGTCCTGCACGGTGATGCTCTCGTCCCCGTGGGTGGCGCAGCCCATGCCCTTGCTGAGCCGGATCGTCTGGGCGATCTCGTCATCGTCGCCGCCCTCCACGACGCAGCAGACGCTGTGAGGGGGCAGGCC